CTCGATGATGACGGCGTCCATCTTGGGCATTACGCCGGCCAGTGCGATCAGCAGGGTGGCCAGTGCGACCAGCCCGCCGAGAATCCAGACGGCGCCGCGCACAAACGAATTCATCTTGGCCAGGACCACCTTCATCTGGGTGGTGTCCTGGCGGATCACGTTCAGGTCTTGGATGCTGGCCTCCAGGTTGCCCACCCGGTGAGGGAGGCGCTCGGAGTCCAGGGCGTTCACGCGGTGGCGGAGAGTGTGCACTTCCTGCTCCACTGCCCCGAGTCTCGGGGGGATGCTGTCCATGCCGTATTCCTCATGTGTCATCCCGGGACGATCTCCACCATTGCCGCGCAAGCCACGCAGCCACAAGCCAGAAAAGAAAAACGATAATCAGGGTCAGCGTCAGGGCGTACACCGTGGTGTACAGCCAGCGCTTCATTCTCGGATGGCCTCGATCAGGCCGTTATGCCGGGTGGCGCAGTCGTGATACTGGCTGGCCCACTCGGTCATGGTGCGCAGGACCGTGCCCGCCTCGCCGTTACTCAGGGTCGGGAGAGTCGCGGGGCATCTCGTCAGTAGGTTCTGCTGGTACGGTCTCGCCTCGGGCTGCCGCATTGATGAGCAGCCGGCCAGACTCAGGCACGCACACATTGCGATAAACAGGATGCTGGATCTCACGGATCACCCCGCGGTCGATGATGCGTTCGTTCGCCTGCAGATCGGCCAGCCGGCCTTCCACCTTCTCGGCGATCTTGGATTCGCGCTCCATGGCGGCGGCGATTGCGGCCTGGGCGCCCCGCTCTTCGGCCAGGTCCCGGCTATCCTCATACCAGCCACGACCAACCCAGCCGCCGAATGCGATTGCGGCCACCACGGCGAGAGCGACGGCGTAGGGGCCGCCCTTTTTCAGCAGCACAGCCCAGCTCATTGATCACCACCTCGGCCGCGCCAGTCCCGATAGGCCTTCCAGGCACCAGCCAGAACAGCCGGTAGGCCGAACACGGCGCCGAACGCGGTGGCCGTGCCCATCGGGATGTCCGGTGGGGCGTCGCCGAATACTCGCCAGGTCACCCAGGTGATCAACGTCAGACCCCAGATCACCAGCCCAAGCGTTACCAGGGCATTCTCGGACAGGAACCGATACAGACGGCTCACGTCAGTAGCTCCAAATCCAGGGCCGTGGCCGGCCGGTTTCGTTGGGCAGATCGTCTAAATGGATGAACCGGCTGCCGCCTTTCTGGCTCACACCGAACCCGGTGAAGCCCAGGGCCAGGGCCAGCTCGACCACCTGCAGGGCATCACCACCGCGTACTGCAATGTCCGCCGCCCGGCCGCTGGCATGAGCCCCCGGCGAGGCTTTGCGGGCCTCAATCGGATGTGATGGGTCGCGATAGCCGCTGGTGATGATCATCGGCTTGCCGTACTGCGTGCGCAGCGACTGCAGGCGGTCCATGAACGCAGGGTCCATGCCGTCCTTGCCCGTGTGGGAGCACCGGAATTCCCCGGCTGAGAAATTCGGCCAGCGGCTCCAGTCCATGCTTACCTCAGACAAAACGCCCTGGCGACCGGGTGACTCCCAGTCCGTAGGGCAGAAATAGAAAAGGCCCGCGCTTGGCGGGCCTTTGGGGATTGCCGGAGGGATTCAGGGGGAGAGATTCCGGCGTTCTGAGTCAGTTATCGACTCTAGGAAAAAGACTACCAGAGTGCGGCCATTTTAATCTGCGGCCATTTCACTCCATTCCTGTTGCCGTAGCGCCGCGATTTCCTCGCAGACCTCCCTCGGTTTTTGCAGGCCCTTGCGCTCCCACTGGTTGAGTATGCTGCCCATCACTTCGTACCAGCGGCGCCAGTTCCGGTCTGGCTTGTACCAGTGGCTGCGGTCGATGCCAGCCAGGTTGCAGACCATTTCCACCGGGAAAGGCCCCTGTCTGGCTTGAGCCTGATAATCAAAGACCGCCGCCTCAGCCAGGCGCTTGGCCTTCAGGAAGGTCCGGTCCTGTTTGATCTCCGTCCCGCGGCGCTTCAGGAATTCAGCCCAAAGCAGCGTTCTGACGGTGTCCAGGCTCCGCGTTTCCCACTCCGGCGCGTAGCACATCAGCAGCAGGTCACCGAGCGGCTTCGGCTGATTCTCTACCGCCGCCATGACCTTGCCGGCCCACACACGCTTCGCCATGCCATAGATCTGGCCGGAGATCGGGTCGCCGCCGGCGCCCTCGCGCTGCATCTTGAACATCGCGTATGCGTCATGGATTTCTCGCTTCACGTCCGCCATATCACCGCCCTCTCGCCTCGAAAATGCCCTGACAGTCCACGCAGCGGGTGACCCCGCCCAGTGCCCGCCGCCGCTCCGGTATCTGGTCGTCGCAATCCACGCAGTGCGTTTCGGACGGGGTAACGGGTCCGCCGCGCCCGGCCAGCACTTGCGCCATGCGTTCCTCGATCAGTTCGCCGGCCCGATCTGCTGCATCAGCCATTGGCCTCTCCCAAATACCCCGTGATCGTGTCGATAGCCGCCTGGGCGCCCTTGCACAGCGCCGTCATGTAGCCCTGCTCGGCCAGCCAGTTGAGCCAGTCCATCTGCTCCCGGCTGGTCGTGCTGCCCTTCTGCCGCTTCATTTCGATGGCCAGCCCGTGGAAGCCATGCGCCGGCACCGGCAGGAACAGGTCGGGGAAACCCGGGCGCAGCCCCTCGGCCTTCATCCGTGCCATCTTCGCTGCCCGCTGTCTGCCGCTCCCGGCCAGATGCGCGCCGTTGGGCACCGCTATCAGTCGGCCCTTGAGATCCCGGTGGCTCAGGTCGAACCAGCGCACCACGGCGATCTGCTCTTGGCTCTCGCTGGGCGTCATCGGTGCCAATCCTCAATCGCGGCCAGCACCTCCGCCGAACAGGGCAGCTCGCCCCTCTGGCGCCGGTAGTGCGCCACCAGGCCGGCAAAGATCAGTTTCTCCATGCCCCGCCGGCCGATGTCCCGCGGCTCGCCGTAATACTCGGTGACGAACTGGGCGGTGTTTTTGTCGATCGATGCCTCATGCCGGTGGTGGCGCGGGCACAACGGAATCACGAAATCCTGGCCGATCCAGACCTTCCGGTGCTTCCCGGTGGACCCCACGCAGTGGTGAATCTCCGCCGGCATGCCGCAGCAGGCGCAGCCCTGGTCGCGGAGCCATTGGTGCCACCGGCGCTGGGCTGCTGTGGGTGCTTTACCGCCTTGCATTAGGACACCCCCATCACGGCTTGGACGAACGCCGTGGCCGCCTCGGCATTGATCGCATTGCCATAACCGCGCAGTCGTCCCACTCGGGCGGGAGCGCCATCAACCAGCGGGAATGTGCCGGGTTCAACTGGCCGCCACTTTCCATCCCGGCAGAGGAGCCAGTCAGCGTCTCGCCAGAAGCCGTTAACCGGGCCGGCTGTGGATTGTCCGTCAAGTACATCACTGCCTGCTTCGAAACCGGGGACTTGCTCCCTCCCGGCCTGTTCCACTCCGTGACCATTGACTCGTAGGTTCGCCTGCTGTGGTTGTCGTCTGCTACTGACGGCGTTCCCCAGCCGGCCAGCAGCACCTTCCCGTCCAGATTTTCCAGGCCCCTTGTCGTCTCCGGCTGCCCCTTGTAGTTGTTGGCCCCCGGCGTCGGCCACCCGCACAGTGGAGCCGCTTGCCCCAAATCCTGTGGCGACCCCTTGCGGGCGATTTCCCGCAGCGCACCTGCCAGCGTCCTCGCCCCTTTGTCTCCATCGGTCGCCCTTGGCGTTGGCCACCCAATACGCACGGTCTCGGATATGCGGGGCACCGACGCCCGCAGCCGGAAACGGGACACACCCGAAGGCGTAACCCAGGGCTTCCACGTCAGCTTGTACAAGGTCGAACCACGGCCCTGTAGATTTGCT